TGACAAAAAAGCCCCACCGGAAACGGCGGGGCTTTTTTTATCGGCTGCGGGTAGCTGCTGCCAACCTGGCCACCAGACAATATCCGCTTCACTGCTGCCATCATCGGCACACCACACCGAGCGCGACAGTCTGCGGCGAACACTGCAACACAAGGCCACAGCGCGGGCTTTCGCGCAGATTAGTAACTCTTTGAAAAATCTCAGAAAAAAATGTTTGACAGGTAAAAGAATGCTGGCATAATACGCGCCACTTGAACGGAGCAATGCGGCAAGCACTGGTAACTTCTTTCAGGTAACAATGTGGCTATGTAGCTCAGCTGGTTAGAGCACAGCATTCATAATGCTGGGGTCACTGGTTCAAGTCCAGTCATAGCTACCACGAATTTTAAAGGCTAGTAGGTAAGTATCTACTAGCTTTTTTCGTTTTCTGGGGGTGCCAGTAAAAAACACCTCTACAGCCCGCATAAATCCTGAATTCTAAAACTTCAGACCATCCAAGATATTGCACACCGCCACCCGTTGAGGCAGAAGCAGATTAGCCAGAGGGTTAAACTCGAGTGCCTGATTTAAATAATCTGGCGAGAGGTGGGCATAGCGCAGGGTCATTTTCAGATCAGAGTGACCGAGTATCTTTTGCAGCGTGAGAATATCCCCGCCGTTCATCATGAAATGGCTTGCGAATGTGTGACGCAGAATATGGGTCATCTGCCCTTCCGGAAACTGAATCTTTGAGCGTTCAGCAGCACCCCGGAAAGCGGTCCTGCATGGGTTGAAAAGGTTCCGGTGTGTTGGCGGGTTAGAGGTGAATTTTATTTCACTGAAAAGACCTGGTGTTATCGGCACGCTTCGCGATCTGCCATTCTTTGTATCTGTGAAGCGTACTGATGGCTGTTCACCGGCAATCAGCCCGGTTCTTAACAGATACTCTGCTTCACCGAATCTGGCCCCTGTACTGAGGCAGATTTTCACCACCGGCAGTAAGTGCCTGTTTTCTGAGTCTGCGCATGCATCCAATAAAATCGGGATCTGTTCTTTTGTCAGAAATCCCATTTCCCTTTCTTGTTCTTTGAACTGCCGGATCTTACCCAGCGGATTATCGATTTCGTAAAAACCGAGACGATCCATTTCGTTAAACAGTGCGCGCATGTAGCGCAACTCATGATTAACCGTTGCCGGCTTAACTTCAGTAACACGACGAACGCGGTAATCTGAAAAATCGGCGGCCGTAAAATCACACAACAGCGGATTACCCAGGCGCTCAGCAATGGCGAGCATACGCGAATAGCGATAATTGCCATCTTTGCGGGTTTTGCCGTGAGCCTTAAACCAGAGGTCTACCAGCTGGGATAAGCGTGTGTGTGCCGGGTCAATCATGGATCAGGCAGCCACCCCATTGAGACGATGATCGCGGAGACGCTTATCAACGAAATCCGTCAGGCACAGGAACAGCTCTGAGCTGTGACCGTAATAAAGTAAACCGAAGTAGTCAGCGAGATCAGACTCTAAGCCAGAACTCAGCAGGTGCTGAACTACATGCTTTGTGGTGAAACCTTTGCGGGCTGCTAAGCGCAGATGATTACCGAGCCACATAGCGACATTACGACGACCGGCCACGCCTGCAGACTTTTTTTGGTCACGGGCATAGATGAACGTGGGATGCACATTAAACCAACTCACGTCTTCCATCAGCTTCTGCCAGATGGGGTGAATATAGGTTGAGCTGTGATGCAGGCGAAAATTGTTTAAGCAGTAATCCCAGAGCGCTTGCAGGTGGGGTTTTAAGTCGCGAGGTTCGCGAATGCAGATCAGTTTGCCAGGCTCAATCATTTCCCCTTTTTCGTTGTACTTTGCAGAGCGGTTGTAATTGCCGTTTTCAAACTCTTTTAACACCGAGTGATGCACACGAAATTCTAAGCGGTGCACAGTGTCCACTTCCCCGCCGTCCCGGCCATCTTTGTACTCAGGAGTGAACGGATCGTCGAGAGACGGAGTGGCACGCCACTGAGACTCACAGAAGTCCAGCTTGTCGCTTTTTACAGCCTCTTCTGATTTGTTGTAGAGACACATCTGCAGAGAGCTGGAATTGCCGAACAGGTACGTCTGACCGCGGCCATACACGAATGAGGCTTCGGCAACTTCGAAGTGGGCGTTACTGATCGCATTTACCTTCAGGTTTCGCTTTGAGCGTGTCGCCAACATGCTTTCAAAGTCTTCCGGCAGTACCAGCCCTTTCATATCGACACAGAGGTGCACAGCCATGCCTGAGGCCTCCAGAGTGTCACCGAAGGTACGCCCAACCTCACGCAGACGGTTTGTGAGCTGCTCAAGGCCCAGTTCGTCAATCAGCTGGGGCGTTACTTCGATTTTCATGTGTGGCCCTTGCTGGTCGGCTTCTTTGTAGAAGGACTTGAGCAGTACCACCATGCCGATGTCTAAATTTTTCAGGATATATTGATACCCGGACTTTTTGCCGGAGCTGGATAATTTCCACTCAATACCGGCGATTTCAATCACGTCCGTTGTTTTCGTGTCGTAGTGGCTTGCAATCTGCTGCAGCACTTCAGACTTCAGGGTGCAGTTATACAACTGACGGATGGTATCCACGCCGGTATGCAGGAACCGGAGTCCGGACAGATCATATTCAACACTGCCCCTTTCCATTTCGTAGGTATCGGCGCCGGTCAGCGGATCAAAAAAGCGTTTCATTTTCTTGTTTTCAAAACGTGCCATTTAAAAACCCCCAATAACATGACGTTGACGAAACTCCGCAGCATTCCGGGCAGTTCGTCCCCCTTTTAAATTACGTGTTACAGGCACGTAATGGGCGGCGCTCTGCCGCCATAACTGCGCTACGCTGGTCACGCCGGCAGAGCGCCGTAATACATGCCAGGCTGCGCCTGAGTGAACATGGGGCGCTACCGCCCCCATACCCCCGGAAGTGAGGGGTACTGCGTCCCCTACGGCCAGAGGCCTACCCCAGCGGTTAATCAGTACAATCTTTGATTCACACACCTTCAGAACCCCGAACGCCAGACGAGTCAGACTCATTAGTTAAATCAGAAATAAAATCACGCTTACCGCTACGGGCTGGCTCACAGACGGCCATGTAAAACTGGTTATTGCGGGATATTTTTACTAAGCACTGAGCAACAGGCTGAACCTGATAACCCAGCCCCTGCAGATCAGGGAGAGTTAAGTCGGCATAGCCATCGCCATAAATAACGCGGAATAAATACTGAACTTGCGGGAAGCGGCCAGAGTTATAAGCAATGAATACCCGGTCAGCCTGGCTGATGAAGTCATCCGAATGATCTTTTTTTTGTTCGTAACTATTTTCACGAACAGGGTTTTTAGTTGCTGTCTGAGGAGCTGGAACAACAGGCTGAGTTTTTTCAGGTACCGGTTTAGCACCGTTAAAGTTAAACAGAGAGCCTGCTGTCAGCCAGACAACGAATAAACCAGCAAACAGGCCGCCAAGTATCAGTTTGAACTGAAAGCCCTTCAGAATGTTAAAGCGGCCGTCTGCGCGGGATTCATTACCTGCACCCACTTCGCTTTTAGTATGGCTTTTATAAAGCGCATAAATATCTTTACTGAACTTGCCAGGTATTTCCCGCTCACGACGGGAAACAGGAGGAACGGGCCCGGTTACTGGCCCACTGTACACATCAACACGATAAAGCTTTGACGTACCCATTTTAGAAAGCTTGGTAACCCGGAATGTTGTTTCAATCAGGTTGCGCATAAACGAAGCAATCTGACTTAAATCCTGAGTCACGAGCACGATTTCGGTTGAGTGACCGGAATCCCCTACCACGTGCCGATGTTCAGCAAAGAATGATTTATCTGTTTCCCGCAGCCGGTTGGCATTCATACCGGCTGGCCACAGTCGCCAGCACTCATCCAGAACAAGAATGGCGCCCGGTTCAAAGACTTCAGTCCACCAATTTTCATTAGCGCGGATGTCTTCAACATCCAGCTGGACGGGAGCAATACCGAAGCGATCCAAGAACAGCTCTGTATTACAGGGGATATTGGTAAAGACGGTGCGCATCGCCTTACATGCAGGAACGATCACATTTTCAACGACACCATAAGACTTACCATGACCGGGAAGCCCCACATAAGCGGTTATGCTCATTACCCAATCACCGGAATACGTCGAATGATAAAGCGCAGGGTATAAGCACTGACTAAGATCGCCACACCGTTATTTAGCTGAAAGGCTTCAGCAAACCAGCCGATTTCCGCAGGAATATGGAGACTGCCGATATTACTGGCCCATGACGGCACGGGAATTGATTCAACAACAGCAGCAAGACCATTCAATATTTTTTCGAAGAACCAGAGCCCCAGCGCGGCCACCTGATCCAGACACCAATCAGCCAGGCAGCCAACGTCTGTGATAGAACAGACCTCAGAATCAGGTACCGGATCAGTCGCGATAATGTCAGGTGTATATGTAGGATCAGCCATAACGAATCGCCCTATGCAGAGAAAACAATACGGAAGCCCATCACGATATAAACGATGAGCATCACAGCAGATAAAATGCTTTTTATGGAATCCAGAACACTGCAGTGAATACTCGTGCTTACCGTTTGATTAATCGGTCTGGGAAGATCAATAGATAACGGTGGACAAGACACCGACCCGATATCAAAAATATCGACAATGTCTTCACCCATAGAAACAATCGGCGCTTGAGAAATCTTATTCCTGAAAGTGGCCCCGATCTCACCAAAGGATTTACCTTTAGTGGCAACCTTACCCGGTAGATTGCCGGTCAGATCGTTACCGTCTCCGCCACCACCCGTTCCCGGATCAGTCGGATCAGTAGTGCCGCCGCCATCACCTCCGGTATCACCGCCGCCAGAATCGCCGCCATCACCATTCCCCGTACCTGGCCCAGTAGGGTCAGTCGGCTCAGTAGATGGAGCCTGACAAATCAGAGAACAGGTAGCGGCATCCTGAACAATAACTTTGTAGCCTTGCTCTGTTGGGCATTGAAAATTTTGAACAGCAGACTCGCAGTTATCCGGAACACCGTCATTATTTGAATCCCCAGGCTGTGAGCCATCGCCGGGTTCTGAGCCATCGCCGGGTTCTGAGCCATCGCCCGGTTCTGTGCCATCGCCCGGTTCTGTGCCGTCGCCCGGTTCTGTGCCATCACCAGGCTCTGTGCCATTACCGCCGAGATTGCGGCAAGCAGTAAACATAACTTCAACGGCACCGCCGGAAGTAGGAGAGTAGTCGTAACAGTTTTTAGATTCATCATTAGACGTTGACGGATCATCGGTAGAAGACTGGCAAATGCCGTTAGG